TTACTTGGACGGCTTGTTCAGGACGCTGGTGGCCTTTGCCATGCACTCGTGGACCTTGAGGATTTCGGAGTTGGCTTTGTAGATAGCCTTGACAGCCTTGGACAACTCCTTGTGTGCTCTGGTCTCCTGAGTTTCGGTGCACTGGTAGCACTCCAGCAACATCTCTCGGATTCTAACAACGGCTCCAACCAAGTCTTCCAACTCGTGGTTGATTGGGGTCTCAGCCAAGTACGCTGGCTGGTTGAGGTCCCGGTAGATTTGCTCGACTGAATCTCGTGTCTCGTCGATTTGGTTGTGGAGGATTTCTAACTTGCTCATGTTCAGGGAGTTATGTGGATTTGACATTGTTTTTAGCTATCGCGTTCAGTCCTATAACGCACCACACTTTGATTATAGTATGTGAGGCCCCAACAAATTTGATGTGCTCACCCACGTCTGGGGTGTATAGGTCTGGTCGTGTAGGTAGGGGTGGGATTGTACCTGCATGGTTTGTCCGTGGACCGCGATGCGGAGCAGGTCTGTTCACCTCACGTATCAGGTGGTGGTGTACGTCACGAGACCCCGATGCCGGAGTGCGCTGGGAAAAACGCTGGAATGTTTGCGCGGACCCGACACGATTTGCAGGGGGTGGGTTGCTCGGATGCGTTTCGGTCAGGTGCGGCGACCGCTTGCATGCATGCATAATCCCCTAGCTATATATGACTCACACCTTTTTTCACAAGGTTGCTGACTCGAATGGCGCGTTAAATCGTACTTTTGCAGCCGACAAAAAGTAAACAAGCTAATGACCTCTATTTACGTCTCCTATGCGTTCATCGGAATCTGGGCATTCATGGTTGTACGTGCGTTGCTATCATTCATTAAGAAAGCGTAGTAAAAACACTTGACTTTTCATTTTTTTTCGTGTACCTTTGCTTTGCCTAGTCACGGAAACGGTATCGCACTTGGCCCGCTGGGGCGGACCAGTTTGACACCTACGGGGCTTAGACACATGGGGTAATCGTGAGCCCCTAACGTCACGATAACTAGAGAGTGAATATGGGAAAGCTATGCCTAAAAAGGTGGTAGCTTTGTGCCATGAAACCACCTCTCCTTCTCATCTTTCTGATGCCCTTCATTGGGCTCTCTCAGACCTGTGACCTAGTGCTTCTAGGCTACACGCCTCCGGCTGTTTCGGACGGCCTACACTCATTCCAAGTTCAATGGCTGAATACGGAGAACTGCGGGTGCAATGAGTTCACCCAGTGGGACGATAACGTGTGCGAAGAGTCCGGCGGCTTTCATGTAGGGAACAATGAATCTGTTAGCCACTTGGTGTTCGGTATTCACTACGTTGATGAGGTTACTGGGGAGGACTATGGAGAGAACACGGACTGTAGTTCAAATACATTTCACCCCGGATGGTCGTATGTGGCAACATCAAACAACGACGGATGGACAAACGGGTTCTCAAACTTCATCTTAAACCCACCCTTCAGCTGGGACTGCATCCTAGAGAATGAGGTAGAGGGATATTGCTGGGAGGTTGTAATCTGGCAAATCAATCATAGTCAAACGGCAGGGTATGACGACTTCCCATTTCCAGAAGGATGGACAAACGGCAATAGCTTCAACCAAACACAGACCTATCCAGACATCAACCTGAGCGACAACAGAATCACTTTCTGCCCAGACCCCACCATCACGGACACTGTATACGTGTACGAGACCGATACAGTATTTGTGGAGCTTCCAGCTGATACTATCACGCTAATTGATACACTGATAGTAGACAACTACATAGAGGTATACATGTACGACACGACATATATAGACAACTACATATATGTGACAGATACCGTATTCACCGAGACCTTTGTTTATGACACAACCTACGTTGATGTAATCCTGACGGAGTATATCTACCTAACCGACACCGTGACCTTAACAGAGTACTCGGTGGTAACTGAATACATTGATTGTGATAGCGGGTTGCCGTGCGGAGATATAGGGGGCATGGTGTGCGAAGACGTAGATGTTTTTATTCCTAATGCTGTTACGCCAAACGGTGACGGGATGAATGATTCTTTTTATGCTGTTACAGACCCGCAGTGTTGGAGAGAGTGGGATATGCGCGTTTACAATAGATGGGGACAAGCCGTTTGGTATGGTGAGAAGCCCGAAGACTACTGGTCTATGACGGGCATCGCTGGCGGAACTTACGTGTATTCTCTTAGGGCGTCGAAAGTTGGGTCATCACAATCGGTGAATCTAACCGGACATGTTTTGGTTTTGAAATAAGTATGGACCTTGATTACTATTTTTGTCACATGGACGCATTGACACAGTTTGAGCTTTTGCTTATAGCAGGCTCACTGATTGGCATTTGGATTAAACACCAGTCAGATTACAGCTCACTGAAGGGGAGAGTGATTGCCTTGGAGACCGACAACTCCGAGATGAAAGAGGACATCAAACAGTTACTGAAAGAGGTGCAAGAGGTAAAGATTCTTCTGGCTAAAAACCAGATGCAATAATCTGAGTTCTCCTCCGTTATAGGAGTATGAGAGACCCTATCCATCTGTGCGACGTCGTCCTGTTTGACGGCAAAACAAAATCGGAGTATCGCGTAGACGACGTAGTACTTGCCGGAAACGACAAGGACCTCATCTGGGGGTCAGACCACCATAGGGACAGATTAATTACCTATGCTTTCAAAACTCCTGCACGCATTAAGAAGCAAAGAGAAAACCTTAGACTCACTATTAAGTCTATAGAGTTTAAGGTGCAGTGCGGGTACAGCAACTACAATTGGGGTCTAAGTAAGTGACCTATATTTGCTAGGTGAACTACAAGTACAAAAAGAAGAAGGCAGACAAAGGTGCAGCTGTGGGTAATCCCAAGAAGCCGCTCACTAAGGAGTCGAACTTCGCAGACACTAAAGTCAGGTTCGCAAAAGAATTCCCAAGTGCTGAAATCCCAGACTCAGTATTGAAGAACTACGCCATGGTCTATCTTCTGTCTGGTAGGCGCGAAGACGCCATGCAGAAAATGATTGACAAGGAGCGAAAACGTCAGAAAGATGAAAGCCGCTCGTAAATCAGAACGCCCAAAACTAAGCGTATCTTCTAAGAAGGTATCTGTTCCATCACCGTCCGGGTACCACTGGATGGAGGAGCAGGGTAGGTATTATCTCATGAAGGGCGACTACCAGCCGCACCCCGGTGCTGTAAAGGAGGCGTCTTTCAAAGTCGCTAGCCATGGCAAATAAAAGAAAGCAACCGTACAGACTCGGACTCCCAGCTAGATACACCGACCCCGGACAGGGTAGGGAAATCAAGGCGACTGTAGAGGAGGATGCCGCCAACAAAAAGACGATGGCGGACGAGTACAGTAAGGGTAAGAAAATTTCCTTTCTTAAGTTCAAGAAAAGAACCGAGGCAAAGAAAGGGGCAAAGGTTAAGGCTAAGCCAATGAACGCCTCTACAAAGGCCACTCTCCAGAAGAAAGCCAAGAGTTCCGGAATTTCTTACGGAACCCTAGCAAAGGTGTACCGACGTGGTCAGGGTGCTTGGCTTTCGTCGGGCTCTAGGCGTGGCGCGTCAATGGCTGCTTGGGCCATGGGAAGAGTCAACAGCTACATCAGAGGTTCAAGAAAGCACGACACAGACCTTAGGTAATACCTTTATATTTGTAACCATGAAGATGGTTAAGGTAAATGGTAAGATGGTTCCGTTCTATGCTGCTGATGGCAAAGGAAGTGGGGACCTCAAGAAGGCTCTTGCCGGGGCTATGGTAAAGAAGTACGCCATGGGAGGTGAGGTTGATGAAAAACCTTACAAGTACATGCGTTACGGAGGCAAGATGGAGTATGCCGAAAACGGTAACGATGTCCCAAACGGAGACCCAACAAAGAAGCCAAGCCCGTACTTCAGGACAGAGGACGTGGCTAGTGTAGCATACAGCAACAACGAGGGCATGCGGTCTGCTCAAGGCGAAGGCAAGATTGATGCCTACAACTTTGATGTTCCAGATGGCGGTCTCGATGCTATGTCTCCAGAAGAGCAACAACGACTAAAGGACACCCCCTTCGGAAAAACATATCTCAAGGGAGAGGGCTCACTCGACGCTCAGTACCAGCGATATGCGGCAAAGGTTAACAGATTCATTGATGAAAACCCTGACAAGGCTCTGGCCGCTGCTGACAAGATGATTGCTTCTGGCAATAGCAACTTTGCTAGAGCACTAGACGGCAAGAGTGACGAAGAGAAGTTGAGTCTAATGCGTTCTTATATGACGGACAAGAAGGTTGGAGACTTTCACGGAGCTATCGAGTTTGATGAAATCAAGGTTCCTACCGCAAGGTTCTATGACCCGAACCGTGAAGTTGCTCAGGCTGGATTCCGTGGTGCTAGCTTCCCCAAGGTACTAAATGGTGTTGGAGACAAGATGGTCAAGCCCGGTGACATATCTGTCCTCGCGGCACGTGCGGAAGAAGCTGGTATCGACCTATCTCAAGAGAACGAAAAATCGATTGAGTTCGTCGAGAAGTTCATGGACGAGTTTGGCTCTCAAGAAAGAGATGAAAGCTATGAGGGCGCAGACAACGAATACTTCATGGACCGTGCCAACGCTTCTGCTCAGTCGGCACTGAAGAGTCGAGAGGAGCAAGCCGCCGAAAGGCGCAGAAGAGCCGCCGAGCAAATCGCCAGACAAAAGGGTCAGATGTATGGTGGGGGAATGATTTACAAACGTGCCAACAGAGGTACCGAGGTCCCCCCTACAAAAGAAGAAAGGGAACGCGGGGTCACTTCTGTCAGCAGAGGTTTGTTTAATCGAACCGAAAACTTCGGTAACAGGGGTACTGTAAAGTATCCGACTAGACTTGCTAAACTGTTTACCCGAAAAGACCTTAAGGCAAAGTTTTAATCTTGCAGTCCGGGTGTAAGCCCAAAGATGCTGTTCACTTGATTGTTCCGTGACGGAGCATAAGTGGCTTGTGCATCTTCCGCTTCGTTGACCAGAATCTCGCGGTAGCTAGTGGTTGCCAGTACCGTGTTGTCAACGCGAAGTATTAGGTATGCAATCGTATCGGTATCAGCCGTAAGCAGCAGGTGGTGGATTCCTTTTTGACCTGTAGTAAAGTCTAACACTGTTGAGCCATATTCAAATGGAACGAAGGCAGGGTTGTCGATGCTGTAGTATAGCGGCTCTAAGAAGTGCGACCATACAGCGTCCTTGTTTACCGTAGAGGCGAACAAGTTTCCTTGAGGAGCCACGATGATGTTGAAGTCGATTTCGCTTTGAGCGAAGAGGAAGCCCGGAAGGGCGGTGAGGATGATGATGATGTTCTTCATGATGAAGGGGTTTGATAGGTTTGTCTACATCCTTAACGCTGCAAGATTCCGTATATTGTGCAGCAATTACATTTCGTCATGGAAGTAGCTAAAGCAAAAGGACCGGGTAGGGGTGTTCGCGCCCTGTTTGGTGGTCGCAAAAAGAGGAAGGCAGGAGAGAAGGGCAAGGCAGAGTACACTGGAGATACTCCCGGATTTGAAGACAGGGAAGCAGCAGAGATGCGGCTCGCTATGACGGCTGCCAACATTCAAAACAATTTTGTAGACCCGGTACAAGTATCCGGTCAACCCGTGAGGTTCCTTGATGAGAAGGACCCACGTTCGGGGGAGTTCATCGAAGACGTTCTTTTTACTGACACGTATGGGGCTGGTGGTGAAAAGGCAACCGCCACAGGAACTCCTTGGAGTGCGTCTACTACATCAGCTCACGTAAGAGGATTCTTAGGAGCTAACTCAAACAAAGAAGCTAAGGAAATGGGCTTCCGACCCTATGGTGCCCACAGGATGTACATGAACGATGCATTCAAGACAAAGGCTCTAAAGAAAGACGAGACGTATGAGTACGATGCTTACGAAGCAAAAAGACTCATCGGCAAACAAGTAAATGAACTCAGGGCGGGCGACCTTTTATTCAAGGGCTACAACGATGTTCATGGAGACACACGTGACTTTAAGAACACTAAAGATTGGAAGTTTAACAAGTTCAAAAAATCGGGGGAGAAAGGCGAGAAATACAACAGTCACACGGATATTATTGTAGCCACGGGTGTAGACCATCAAGGGCAAACGTACTACGACATCGCTGGAGGCAACGTTGAAAATGAGTACATGTTAAAGAGAATCTACCCTGACGAGATTAGAGATAGCTATAAGGGGGCTATGATTTCTAAAAGGTGATGGGTTCGCTTCCGTCCAACTTTCTATACACTCTCTGCACCATCATCCTCCCTTTCTGGGATAGACCAAGACGGTGTTCATGGTTTCGCCTTTCTTGGAATAGCGCATTGACATACTGGTCAACTTCTTTTCCGTGATAGACATTTTCTATCCAACCCTTCTTCTTTAGCGGAAGTATGGTTCTTTCGTAAAGTTTTTCTCTGCTCCGCTTCATGGTCTTGGCTACGTGAGACACAGTGAAAAATTCAAAGTCGTATACGTAAACCATAAACTCAAGCTCGGCTTGTTGTATGCCGTAGTTGGCTTTTATGTCTCTCACTACAAGGGACCACTTCTTCATGTAGTTATTAGCTACATACCGTTTGTTTAGTTTATTGAAGTCCCTTCTGCGCCTACCGTTATGGTGTCTGCTCATCTAGTATATTTGTACCAAAGTTAATTCTATGGCGACTCTTAGCGGGACTCGAATCAAAAACACTTACCAAGGTCTACTTAAGACTAGTGATGCAGCTGCCCTTTCAGGCACTCTCAAGGTTATTCAAGATGGTGCTGGTAATGACTCAGCTCTGTCTTTGTCCTCCACTACAGTAAAGGCGGGTTCTCTTCAGCTGAATACCGTTAGCTCTGGTAGCACTAGCACAAACGTGCTGGTCTGGAACAGTTCAAGTAAAGCTGTTGAGACAAGAACGCTACCTGTTTTTGAAAGCGTCACCACCACCACGGGGGGAACTACCTCACCTACTCTCACAATTGCTGACGCGGCAGGAACCAGTAAGACTGTTACATTCGCCGGAGGTAGTGGCGTAGCTCTAAGCAGGGCGGGCGATACGATTACGATTGCGGCAGGTGACTCTAATGTTATTACGTTGGGCACGGGAACGACAGCGATGACCTCGTCTAACGGTGTTTACCTATTTGACGCGGCAAACAAAGGGTCCGGCACAATAACCCTCCCTGATTGTGCTGCGGGCGCCCAACTGACAATTGTGTTTACTAGCGGAAGCGCCAGCGCCATCACCTTCAACACGAAGGTCAACACAACAAAAATCAAAGGAAGGGTTACTATAAACTCAACCACATCAGATAAAACTGATACCCAGATTGCTGAAGCAGGAACGGCAACTTCTTTTTTCGTAGATAAGAATGGTACCACCAGAGGCGGCAATACCGGAGACCGAATCCAACTTATTGGTGTCAGCTCTAGCTTATGGCTGATGACGGCAGACCTTACAACAACCTCAGGTACTATTTCTGGTGGAAATACAATCAGCGAGCTATGATGGACGACATATTAAAAAAGGCTTTCCGAAAAGAAGTACAGGGTATCTTTGAGGAGTTAGAGTCTGTTGTAAAGAAATACGGTAGCGACACCGTGGTGTACACTATGGCCGTTGGTTTTGTAGAGGACGAAACCGAGGAAGCCAGAAAGTGGAACCTAGCTTACGGATGGAACGCGGAAGACGATAACGAATTTGCAGAGTTCATGACCCTACAGGTAGAAGCCTATAATCAAGAGTGCGATGCCGACGACTGGTTTAGTGGACTCTCACTAAACTAAAACCATGAACCTAATTAGAAAGATTGTCATTGGGCCAAACCCCAAGGACGCAATGGCCTACTATGTAGGCATGAAGGCTGGACGCGCAAAAGTTTCAGCCATCAAAGAAGATGACGCAGCCCTGTACAAGTACAACGTTCGAAGGTACCACGTGTATCTAGAGGACGAAGAATCTACTTACATTTGGAAAACGGTTGAGAATCAACCTGTCCTAATTGAATATGACTGCAACTTTACATGAAAGTACTACGCCACTTTGTCGTCGAAGTGCCCAAGAAGCACAACGACACATTAAAGGTGGGGGGACAAGAAATCTACATTGACACACGATTCAACGAGTTTGAGCATCGCGTTTGTCATGGCGTTGTTGTTTCTTCTCCTCATCTATTTGAGACGGGAGTAAAGGAAGGCGACACTCTTTTCTTTCACCACCACGTAACCCAGAACACAACTCTCTCACTGGGTGACGACAAATACATTGTCGTTTACGACCAAGACAATCCTAGAGCTTCTCACGCTATCGCGTATCGAGGCACAGACGGTGAGTTAGGGATGCTATCTGAGTGGGTGTTTGTTCAACCACCAGAGAAGGAGGAAGAGGAGGTAACCAAATCCGGTATCGTTGTTGACCTCAAAACAAAAGAGGAGGACGACAAGACGGCAGTTGTGTTTATGCCACATCCTGAGCTCATCAAGCAGGGTGTTGAGATAGGCGACGTTGTTGGGTTTGACCTTGGCTCAGACTACAAGATGAAGTTAGACGACGACTCAATCGTCTACAGGATGCGACTAGACGACTTGTCGTATGTCATCAAAAGCTAAGTTCACCACCGTTGAGGCAGCCCAAAGATTGATGAGGTCTATGGAGATTGCCATCAACAACATGATTGACGAAGTGAAGCGACCCGTTGACCCAGAGGCTGGAGGCAGCGCGAGGAAGGCAGAGCTTCAATCAATAAAACAGACTGCGATAGATTGTAAGGAACTGCTTGTAGAAAGGCAGAGACTAGAACAAATGGTTAAGGCACTAAGAGATACAGGCTCCATCGAAGACGTAAAGGATTATTCAGGGGGCTTCGCAGAGAAGTTCAGTAAATGAGTGTCTTAGAAAAAATTGATGGTTATGATGAAGAGGTTGTCAAGATTTGTCCCAACGGTACGCTTGGCGACATCGTCGAACTTGGGGGGCTTTTCATTGGCCTTCCCGAACAGCCCAAAGAACCTATTCAAGGAGAAGGGCTGGCGTCAGATTTGCAGGTGTGGAGCAGGGTATCTATGCCAGAAGAGCTGTCCCGTATTCGAAGCATGGACGAGTGGGCCGAATCCCCGAAGGAGTTTCGAGAGAGATTTCGTCCATATATCGAGGAGGAGTTTCGAAGGCGTCGTGACGGCCATTGGTTTTACAACGCGGGTAAGCCTACGTATGTTACCGGAAGGCACTACATGTTACTCCAGTGGACTAAGATTGATATTGGGTACCCGTCATTTCTCTCATTCCAGCGAGACATCTTTCTTCACATGGCTGCGTGCGAAGTTGACCCACGCTGTATTGGGCAGCTTTATACTAAGTGTCGCCGCTCTGGTTACACTAATATCTGCGCTTCTGTATTGCTTGACGAGGCTACGCAGGTCAAAGACAAACTTCTAGGCATTCAGTCAAAGACGGGAAAGGATGCGCAGGAAAACATCTTCATGAAAAAAGTGGTGCCTATGTTCAGGCACTACCCGTTCTTCTTTAAACCAATTCAAGATGGTACAACTAACCCGCGCATGGAGCTGGCTTTCCGCGAACCATCCAAAAGAATTACAAAGAATAACAAGACGTCCAACGCTGGTGACGCGCTCAACACAGTCCTCAACTGGAAGAACACGACGAACAATGCGTATGACGGAGAGAAGCTCCACATGCTCTACATGGACGAGGCAGGGAAGTGGGAGCGACCATCAGATATCCGTGAGGCGTGGCGCATTGAAAGGACTTGTCTTATTGTTGGTCGTAGGATTGTTGGTAAGGCTCTGGTAGGTAGTACCGTAAATCCAATGGATAAGGGGGGCGAAGAGTACAAGCAGCTTTGGAAAGACTCTGACCCAACAAAGAGAAACGCTAACGGTCGCACCGTGTCTGGTCTGTATCGGCTTTTCATACCCGCATACGATTCCCTCGAAGGTTTTTTTGATAAGCACGGTCACCCCATAGTAGAGATTCCGTCAAGCCCTATTGAGACTTTAGACGGCGATAAGATGTCTATCGGCTCCCGCTCCTTTCTCAAGAATGAGAGAGACGCAGTAAAGCACGACGCGAGGGAGATGAATGAAATCATTCGTCAGTTTCCCTTTACTCCTGATGAAGCGTTCAGGGATAGTGTCGAGGGCAGTCTGTTTAACATCGGAAAGATTTATGAGCAGATTGAGCACAACGAGTACATGTACCCAAACCCCGTTGTCAGAGGTAACTTTCAGTGGCAGGGTGGCGTAAAGGACACGAAGGTGTTTTTTAATCCAGACTCTAAGGGAAGGTGGTACATCTCTTGGATGCCAGACGACAAAAGCCGAAGTGTAATGTACGAGGAGCGAGGCAAGAGGATGCCTCCAAATTCTTCTATGGGTTGTGGAGGAGTTGACTCATACGACCTTGACGCTACGGTTGACAGTAGGTCATCTAAGGGTGCCTGTCATATCTACAATAAGTTTAACCTCAGCGGAGCCTCAAACATGTTTGTTGCAGAGTACGCTAGCCGCCCTCCTATGGCAAGCATATTCTATGAAGACGTTTTAATGGCTGCTGTGTTTTACGGATACCCACTTCTTATTGAGAACAACAAGTATGGGATTGTAAGATACTTTGAATCAAGAGGTTACGACGGGTATGTAATGGACAGGCCAGAACATCTTAAGGCTGGCTCGTCCGCTTCAAGAACAAAGGGTATCCCCTCTAATTCACAAGATGTAATTCAGGCTCACGCTTCCGCCATAGAAGATTACATACACAATTACGTCGGGCTGGATGAAGACGGCCACCCCGGAGCCATGTATTTTAACAGGACGTTGGAGGACTGGATAGGGTTCAAGATAGACAACCGCACCAAGTTTGACTTGTCGATTAGCTCCGGATTAGCACTGCTGGCCTCACAAAAAGTAAAGCCGAAGGAGAAGAAAAAGACGTTTGAGGACACCGTATTCTTCAGGAGGTACAAGGTATAAAAGCCTTGTGGACTATTGCTATATTTGCAAATGAGCCCAAACTTTATTCTATGACCGACGGGAACAAAAATAACAAGTATGGAAGTTTCCCCGACCCGTTTGTGTCTCCTGAAGTAAAGGTGTCCAATAAATACGGGCTCCTCTTTGCAAAGGCGATTAACTCACAGTGGGGGTACGGCGCGGACCAGACATCTTTGTTTCGCCGTCGTATGTACGATTTCGACAAGAGCCGAGACTATGCTAATGGTACTCAGGACACGTCTATCTACAAGCAAATCCTAAACTCTCTCGACCCAAATAATGGGGACGGGACGCTACTCAATTTGGACTGGAGCCCGGTACCTATCGTGCCCAAGTTTGTAAAGGTTGTGGTCAACCGCATCCTTTCTCGCAAGCCCTACCCTTCGGTGGAGGCCCTTGACCCTGTTAGCAAGAACGAGAAAGACATGGCTCGCGCTACGGTAGAGTCTTCAATCAAGGACAAGGAGTTGCTTCAGCAGGCAAAGCAGCTGGGGCTTCAACCTAAGATTGACCCAGACGATTTACCCGATACTACGGAAGAGGCTGAAATCTTCATGGAGCAAAACATGAAGACGAACGCAGAGATTGCCGCTCAGTTAGGCACTGCGTTGACACTGGACTGGAATGACTTTGACCAGAACACCTACCGTAGATGTGTAGAAGATTTAGTTGTGTGTGGCATGGCCGTAGCCAAGCGCGATAACGACCCGAACTACGGAATCACAACGAAGTACATCGACCCCGCCATGTTCCTCCATAGCTATACGGAGGACCCAAACATGTCGGACATTGTTTACGGAGCTCACATACAAAGGATTAGCATCCAAGAACTTAAGCGTCAGGCCGGGGACCAGCTTCCTGAAGCCGAATACGAGAAGCTGGCTAAATCTGTCAAGAACAAAAGCTACAATAATGCCAGCGCGTTCAACTACAAGACTTACGACCAGACTCGACAGAAGTACGCATTTGGTTACGACGACTACTTGGTTGATATCATGGAGTTTGAGTTTGTTTCTGTTGATTGCGTTTACTACGAGAGCAAAGAAAGCAAGCACGGAAACACTGGCTTTTACTTCAAGGGCTCTGAGTACAAGATGCCCACGAGCTCTGTATACGACAGGGAGGCTCACAAGATGGAGTACCAGACTGTGTATGGCGGATGCCACATCATGGGCACAGAGTTGATTTACAACTACGGGATGAAAAAGAACATCCCGAAGAATGTACACGACCTAAGCAAGGCAAGGCTTTCGTACAGCGTTGCCAGTACAAACCTCCGGCGCATGATGCCGAAGTCTATGGTTAATGGTATCATAGGATTTGCTGACCAGTTGCAACTCACCCACCTAAAGATTCAGCAGGCTGTTGCCAAGGCAAAGCCAGACGGTGTGTTGGTGGATATAGAGGGATTGGAGAATGTTCAGCTAGGCAGGGGCGGCGAACTGCAACCGTTGCAGATTCAAGACATCTACGAGCAGACTGGTGTTTTTTACTACAGGAGCAAGAACCCTGAGGGAGGTTTCCAAAACCCACCCATTCGGTCAATCGAGAACAGCATCAGGAACATCAACGAGTACATCAATCTGTACAACCATTACCTGAGAATGATTCGAGATGCCACTGGCATCAATGAGGTGATGGACGCAAGTACCCCCAAGGGTGACGCTCTCGTTGGAGTTAGACAGCAAGCCTTGGCCGCTGGAAACAATGCTCTGTATGATATCACAAACGCAAGCATGGTCCTCTACAAGAGGGTGTGTGAAGATATAGTCAAGTGCTTGCAGGTGATACCCAAGGAGTCAATCTTGTTCCGTGTTTACGAAAAAGCTATCGGAGAAAAAAGCATGGAGGTTCTCAACAGCTTCAACGAGCTGCCTATGTACAACTTCGGAATCCGGGTAGTTCAAGAAATGTCTGATGACGACAGAATCTTCTTAGAGCAAAACCTTCAGGCTAGCCTCGCGCAGAAAGAGATTGACCTAGAGGATGCTATGGCGGTACGTCAGGTAAAAGACATTGACCAAGCTCAAAGACTTTTGATTGTTCGACGCTCTAAGCGCATGTCTAAGTTGCAGCAACAGCAACAGCAGAACATTCAGATGCAGGCTCAAATGAATCAGCAAGCAGCACAGCAGAAAGCGCAGATGGAAATGCAGCGCATTCAGTTGGAGGCTCAGGCCGATTCACAGAAGATGCAGCTGAAGGGGCAGGTTGACGTTCAGGTTGCCGCTGCCATGCACGAGATGCGTAAGGAAATTGAAATGATTAGAGCTCAGTCAAGCCTCGGATTTAAGGCTGATGACAAAGAGTTTAGACAAAAGATTGAGGTACTAAAGGAGGACCGTAAGGACCAAAGAGTACAGAAGCAAGCTGTTGAGCAAAGCAAACTTATCTCCCAACGAAAGGGTCAGAGGGGTGAGATTCAAGGAGAGCCAGAAGCCAACGATGACATCATGAATCAAATCCTAGGAGATGAGTAACGCAACAAAAATCAATCTAGATACTTCGTCCAGAGTAGACATTACTTGCAGAAAAGGAGACACCTTTTCCCTTCGCTTGACTATTACCAATGCGGCGGGTGATGCTGCTGGTTTCGCGGCAAACGATGTGTTTCTTTTTGAGGTGAGGGACTCTGATGTAGGGATTTTGGTTTCCAACGGTAGTGCCAACTTTACTGCAACCGTTACTGCCTCTGGCTCGGACGTCACCGCACAGTACATTGACTTCACTGTAGCTGCGACCGTGATGAAGACTATGCCAGCTGGACTCTACGTTTATGACATTGAGCAGAAAGCAGCTTCCGACAGCTCTGTCGCTACTTTGATTTATGGTACACTTAAGGTGAACGAGGACATTTCTGAAACAGCGTAATGAAAGACAATGCCTGTAAGTGTAACCCAGCCTAAGAATGTAAAGGTATCTAGCCAACACGGTGACATCATTAAGGTGTCTATTGTTAAGGGTGGCTCGGAAACTAAAGTCGTTACCCTTAATCAGGTAGCGAATAAGAACGTCACTATTGCTGGCGCGATTGGTGCTGGACCAGCTGGGGCTACAGGCGCACAGGGACCTACCGGACCACAGGGACCCACGGGGCCTGCGGGAGCAAGCGGTTCACCAGACATTGCTGCTCAGATTACAGTGTCAAATAACGACGCTGCGTTTTCTCACATGACTAGCCCCATCAGTGCGGGCACATCTGTTGAGGCTATTCTGAGAGACATGCTTGAGGTGTACAACAGGACAACGATTACGATGTCTTCAATCACTAGGGCAAAGCAAGAGACTGGAGGTGGCTACGGCTCAGCCAGTACGCTTAGCTCAAGCGAAACGCTGGAGGTTGGTCAAGGGGTCAAGGTCTCTGCCTTTACTATTTCTATTGGAGACAACTCTCAGACCACAGACAATTCTGTAAAGTTTCTGAGGGGGAGTACCGAAGTTGAGACAGGAATCTCTGACACAAACGGAACGAAGACGCTCTCCTCTGTGGACACTCAAGACCCCGGCAACGTAACCAGTATTAGCTACAAGGCTACCGTGGTTGATGACGGTGGCTCTGGTCTCGGCGACTTGACGTTGAATAGTGGAACCGTTTCTATCTCTTGGAAGAACAGGATAAAGGTTGGCGGTGCTGCTACTACTTCAATCAATTCAGACGGAACAGCGCAGACTCTGTTTGATTCAGGAATGACCACTGCGTACAACCAGCTGAGAGGTGAGACTGACTTCAACGTCACGGCTAACGCCGCTATGGACACCGCTGGAAATTATACTTGGATTGCTTATCCTGCCTCTTTCGGCAACTTGAATAAGATTGATTTGGCTGGCACAGACGTGCTATCTGATTTCCAATCGCCAGTAGATTACAATTTAACCAACTCTTATGGTGTAACTACATCCTATCGGTTTTACAGAAGCGACTTCGACAAGGCTTTTGCATCCGGTCAGGTTCTAACGATTGATTTCTAATGCCAATTTTTCCCGGACCAGTATCGCACAACAATCCCAACGCTCCTATTCTTGATGCCACTGGCAATCAGGTAAAGGGCTTTGGCTTCTTTGCGAACACAGGTGAGAGAGATGCATTGAATGCAAACCTCAGGGTAACCGGGTTCTTGGCAATCGTTGGCACTACGCCTTTTATTTACGGAAGTGGTGACTGGACGGACGCCAGCAACTGGACGGAGGTTGGTACTGGCAGTGGGTTAAACAATGTCGTTGAGGATACATCCCCTCAACTGGGTGGAGACCTCGACTTGTTTGATGGCACCACGGAGTTCAAGATTACCACCACTAAAAGCAATGGTCACATCCAGTTTACTCCGAACGGAACGGGTAGGGTGAAGTTAGATGGTGTGGTGGAGTTCAAGCAGTTTGACCCTTCGTCACCACCTGATGCTTTTGAGGGCGGTATGTACGCAGATACCAACGACAACCTTTACTTCGGGGTAAGCTAAAAGTATTTATCTTTGAATCACAAAATTGAAAATTTTCGCTTATGAGCACATGGAAGAGAGTCCTTCTGGAGGGCAATGCTGTTGGTTCCGCCGCAGGACAAGGCGGCCTCCTTCTTCAGGGAAATGACCCCAGTGGCGGTAATGTAAGAATCCGTCTTACCGATGGAGTTCAAACTGATGACGTTCTCGTTACAGCGGGTAGCAACATCACTATTGACAGCATTGGCGCGGGTGGGTTTACAATCACTGCGGCTAACGACCACGTTAGACCCGTAACCGCTGGCGGCAACACACTTGCTACTAACGAGACGCTCGCATTTACGGCGGGGTCAAATGTTACTATTACAGAGAACGCTGGTGCTGTCACCATTGCCGCTACTGATACAGGGGTCAGACCAGTAACGGCAGGAGGGAACTCCCTTGCCGCTGGCGAGACACTCGCATTTACCGCTGGTTCAAATATCACAATCACCGAGGATGCTGGTGCAGTTACAATCACTGCGGCTAACGACCACGTTAGACCTGTAACCGCCGGGGGTAACTCCCTTGCTGATGGTGAAACCCTTGCCTTTACCGCTGGTTCTAACGTCACAATTACAGAGAGTGCTGGTGCAGTAACTATCGCAGCTACCGACACAGGTGTTAGACCAGTAACCGCTGGTGGCAACTCACTCGCTGCTGGTGAGACGTTGGCATTTACTGCTGGCGATAACATTACTATCACAGAGGATGCTGGTGCGGTTACAATCACTGCGACAGCCGATACGGTAAGACCAGTAACAGCGGGTG